ACAATCTTCCAAGGAGAAAGTCTTTTCATCTCCTTAGGACTAAGAACTTTTTCAAGTCTTCCAACAATGTATGGGATGTCATAAAGGGCACAGTTCCATCCAGTAATTACTTCTGGAGGATTTTCTTCCCACCAACTGAGAAATTTAGAAAGCAGTTCTTTCTCATCCCAACATTCAAAATATTGAACATCAGGGTTTGAATTATTAAATTGTCCGATACCCCAAGTATAAATTTTCTTGGTACTATAGTCTTGAATAGTAATCGCTAGTACCTTTTCAACACACTCCTTTACTGTCGGAAATCCATTCTCAGATGAAACCTCAATATCGATTGTTACCAGTTTAATCTTAGAGAGATCAAACTGGACTTCATCCTCAGGATACTTATCTGAAATGTATTGATAGATATAACGATTGTTGCCGTAGATAGTAAAATTATCTACTTCAGAATATTTTTTATAGAACTCTCTACAGTCACGAACTCCTCCTGGTCGAATTTCTTCGACGTAGTGACCTTCTAAAGTTTTGTATTTTGTTTTCTTGTTAGAAGGCACGAAGAGAGTGGGACAATATTTTTCCCGCTCAATAAAGTGCCTTCCATCTTCATATCCACGAACAAGAAAGTCGTCACCGACCATCTGAACATTAGTGTAGAATCGCAAGTTAATTACTCCGTTGCTTCAAGATACGCTTCCAGTAGTTCTGGTCTGGGTTCGACTATTGTAACAATGTAATCAGAGAAAATCAAGATCTCGTCATCATTGGTAAGATCCTTCCAAGGATAGATCTCGTGCTTGGTCCTGTACCCAGTTCTACCAATTTTTACTAGAGGTCTTTCTTCCCATTCAACTTTCCAATCTTCATCATAATCATAAACTTCATCAATTTGATACGGTTTAACTAACTTGCAGTTAGGAACATTAAGTTCGTAATCAACCCTCAGTTCCTGAATCTCCGATATCATCCAATGATGATTCTTCAGTAAGAAGCACTTCACCACTTTCTGAGGATTCTCCTCCAGTTGATCCATCATGTCGATCATCTCCTCTTCCATCTCTCTTCTCCAAATAAGAATTTACAATGTCTTCATGTGCTGCGTAATGGGTGACAATCCAATCGGTTCCAATAAAAAACTCTTTATCCGTAGACAGAGGTGCCCAGGGATAGTAAAGAACTGAAAGCGATGGTCTATCCTCCTCAAGCAGAACTGCAGGTTCTGTAAGTTTAACCACGTATGGTTTAACCAGTTTAATAGCAATAATTTGATCCCTAGTTTCACCATCAGGTTTTTCTGGATCTACAGGAACTTGCTGAACAACTTCCTGTACGTCTGCAATGATGTCTTCACCAGACTTCAGTGTAAGAATTCTAATTGACATAATGTTCTAATGATAAACTCCTATCTTGTATTTTGGTAATGTAGTTGGATAATTTTTCTAAGTATCCATTGTTTCGCAACTCTTTAAAGACTAAATTTTCAATAGAAAATTCGCCTCCTTTGCGAATTGCTGATGATCTCATATCACGAATCTTATCTTTTAATTTTTTAAATTCAGATACATCATCAGATTTGTGGCGGATTAGAAAGTCAATCTTATCCATCATAGCACGAGTCTTGCCTTTTAGCAATACCTCATCAATGACCAGAGACCCTCTTTCAGGAGTCGCTAACCACTTATTAAATTTGACCGAATAGACTCCCTGATTGGCAGGTCTCTCCTGACCTTCCTCCTCAGCATAAAGTTCTACGTCATGTCCGTAAATTTTAATATCGTGGGTCAAAGACCACAAACGTTTTTTATCTTTCAGATAATCATCAATCAAATCTGGACAATCTGGAAGTTTGTTTTTATCTACAACTAAATGTAAATCTATATCAGAATACTCTGTGTAATTATAGTTGGCATTACCACCAACAAATATAATATCTTTAATTGAATTTTCTGGAATATTTGCAAACTTAGACCACTCTTTGGCAATCTGAATTAACCTCATTCTAACTTTTGGATCTAACTTACTATCAGACCAAAATTTAGAATTAAGTTTGTCGTGGTATTTGAATGTGATTTTCTGATCAACAAACTCTTGTAAGTTCATTTTTATTTTTATTTAGATAAAATGGGAGGCATTGCTGGTTTTTGCCAGCACCTCCCATGGCATAGCGACGACGATATTCACCTATATTTATAGATAGTCTTTACGCTGATGGTGCTCTGGAATAACTCTACCGAGAGTTACAACTAGTAACCCATCCTCAAATACAACTGATCTAACTTCCGTTTCATCTGAGAGTGTCCAAGATCTGGAGAAAGATCTCTGAGCCAATCCTCTATGGAAGTATTCTCTTCCACTTTCACCACTTTCATCCCGATTTCCTTCGACAAAAAGTTTTCCGTCTTGCGTGTAGACATTTACCTCTTCCCTCTTGAATCCTGCAAGTGCTAGTTCAAGTTTTGATTCTGCGCTGCTTACTTGAACCAAGTTGTATGGTGGATAGTTAGATGCCGTCTCATGTAGAGTTTTCAGACGATCAAAATAACTATCTAAACCAATACTGTATTTATTTATACGATCCATGAGCGCAGGAAGATCCGACGCATTATAGCGGGTAATGCTTGTCATTATTGTAGCTCCTTAAAAGCGAGTTTGTGTTTTGTGGACCCCGAAGGCATCCAGTAATATTTAACCATAAAACGAAAAAAAGAGGTAGGGTGACAACCGTACCTCTTTATGGGGGTTTCCGACCAACGTAGAGACTGCACGAAAAGTCGCTACATCATTATTTATCAACCCTCTTCTTTTTTCTTTTTACCAATGTTGTATTTGGTTTCAAGAACCCATTCACCTTTGTCTTTAAACGACAGAACTTTAATTTGATTTAGAGGAGCAATATCCTGAATCTTCTCTACATCAACTACAGTAATCAATCCCCAGTCAGCAATGAGTTGCGTGATTCTATTTCTGCGTTGGACATCATTGATAGTCAGGTTAGCATGTTTACCATCAAGAGCAAACAACTCCTTGAAGTGAACGATATAATACTTACCTTGTTTGTGCAGAATATGACAAGACTGGTACAGTTTCTTTTCTTTGCGAGATGCTACACCAATACGAGTCAAAGTCTCACGAACCTTGAGAAAATCATCAGGTTCGTTTAAAACAACTTCTACCATTTGATCTTGAGACCAAGCAATTTCGGTTTCAGTCACAACACTCATTTTCTTCCTCCAATATCAAGTTTAGATTTAATAGATTCTATTTGTTCTTTATTTAGAATACTCAAAGCTTGCTTTGCTTTTTCATTACTATATCCATAGTAAGATTTGACTACTTCAAGATCTTTGATATTTTCTTTGCGTAACCAAGGAGAAAATCTTTTCTTGGTCCTAATACTATTTAGAAAAAAATCATATTGCATTTTCTTATCCAAATGTCCACAAAGATTCATTTCATTTGAATATAGAATTGTATCCAAAAATCCAGAGAGACACCTATTAATCACATATGGAGAATACTGTTTCTCAGTGTCAGGATCTTCATCAATAATATTAATTTTTGATTGATTGATAGTGTTCAACCAATCTTTAAGTTCAACATTCATAAAAGGCACCTTTCACACCATAGGACATTTGTGCGATCATCATCGCAGATTTAATTTTCTTGAGTTGATCTTTATCAACACAACACTCTTGCAGACATTGATAGATCAAATTCATTTGATCATAATCAAGATGAACAGAATATTTCATCGGATAATCTCCAAATCCTTTCCAGGTTTCCACAATTCAAGTTCATACCTAAGACGATCTTCACTCTTTAGTTTTTCATACCTCTTGGTTGCTTTCTTTTTCCACCATTCAATGACTTGATCTGGTTCATAACCAAACTCTGAAATATAATATCTCTTCTTTTCAGTCAGAGTTTTTGCATGTTCAATACAAGACTTGAACTCTTTCAACTTCTCTTCATCCTGTAGGGATTTAATAATGATTGAAATCATCTTGGTTTGAATCTTCAACTTCTTAGAAGACTTATCTGCGGAAATCAAACGTTCTCCACCATTAGCATTATTATTAAACCACCAAAACATTTCTCTGAAATAATCGTCATGAAACAGTGGTAAAAATTTACTTTCAGTATCTCCTATGTGTCGTATAAAAGGTTTAAGACCATCATACATGGATACTCCTTTTGTAGTACCGTATAGTGAAGTTGTTTCAAAGTAATGAAGATCAGTTCCATATTTCTGATCAAATCTTCGCTTGAGTTCATTAGATGATGCAAGAAGTGCTAAAAGTTTTCCGCCAAGATAATTATATCCAAATGGTTGAACGGGGACAATATTGAAACCCATTACAAACTCTTTGTTGATTACTGAGAGCGGTAGGACTTCTCCAAAGTAATCGTTTCGTGGTTTAGAATTGATTGTAGGAGATCCAAACCTAACGACACCAATAACTTTATTTGTAGTGTCTTCAGTAACAATCCACTTCAAGGTTCTACCAGGAATTGCTTCCTCAATAGCGTTTGATGCAGTATCGTTGAGAATTTCTGAATAGAGTTCTTGGTTGTACTTAGACTTTGGTTTAGCAGAAGTATCAACTTCATGGATACTAAACTGCATTTCATTAGGATGAAGATCAAAATCTGAAAAGATTTGCTCTTCAGGTCCAAACAATTTACCAGTTGAATTTGACATCCTACTGGTTTTTACATACCTAAGATAATCATCAATACGATTAAATTTAGAGTAATAATTTATAAATTCATTCGCTGCCCAGACAGCGTTCTCAGGTGATAACATAATTAAATCAAAAACCCCTTTTCATATTCTAGCAGATCCTCAGGCGTTTCTATGATGTTTGTATCAAGAGGAACTGCCTCGGACCATCTACCATTTTTTTGTGGTCTGAAGTAAAGATTGATTCCTAGATGATTGTATTTTTTATCAGTAGGAACATAAACTTTGTATTCAGACCCCCTGTTGTCAGTCAGTCCAGCAAGAGAAAAGTTTTCATCTTGAGTTACCATGACTGTTCTACAAGATTCCCAAAAGAGATTTTCAAAAGCAGAGTAGTTTGTAAGATACTTTTCATGGTTATCCATAATCATCCTCCCAATAAATTGAGGTGATAAGCAATGATCGTAAACAGTCTTTTTTCCAGACAGTTTATTATTCAAAGCATTTTCACTTATCAATCCAGTAAAGTTAGACAACCCACAGTCAAAGACGTTGATGTAAAAAATGCGAGTTATGGGACGATAAAATTCTGGAGTTCCCCAGTCTTCAATATTTCCCCTAAGTGCATTGAAAGATGTTTTACAATACGCTCTCCAATCTTTCTTAACTCTCTTCATAATTAGTAGGATGATACTTCAAAAACTCCCAGAAAGTCATTTTCATTTCTTTCTGAGTCATACCACAATGTTCTGCGGCAGCAGGCAAATTCATAGTTGCATGAAACAATGCATAATTTGCCTCTTCTACATTTTTAGGAGTTGTCTTATTTGTCATTTAAAATTACACTCCACCATAATTTCAGTTAGCGCCGCCAGAAGGTTGATCTCTTGATCGGCAACAAATGCGATTTGATACTGATACTTAGCAATAATGAGGACAGCAGCAGCAATGCTAGGACCGTCCAAGGTGCTATAAAGAGCATCATAAACACGGCGAAGAAGTACACTAGGATCGTTGTCCAGATTATTAACGACCCATTTACGAACTTCGGTAAAATTCTTTTCTTTAAGACGTTTAATGAGATCATTGGTTTCAATTTCTACAAATTCTACAAGGATACCCGAATCAATCTTACCGCTTGAAGAATACCTCTGGCACTCATTAAGAACCCTCCTCCAGTCTGGAAAATGAGTATTAATAAGTTGAACAAGAACTTTGGGATCATACTCAACAGATTCTTGAGTAAGAATATTTTTCAGTCTATTGAAAAATAAAGAAGCAATTATTGGTTTGTTTTTCCCCTTAATAGAGAAATCCAAACAGGAACAACGGGAATGAAGCGGTTTAATGATTTTGTTTTTGTAGTTGCAGGTGAGGATAAATCTGCAATTGTTACTAAATTCCTCAGTAAACGCCCTGAGTAAGAGTTGTACATCATGGGTTGTGTTATCTGCCTCATCAATGATGATGACTTTGTGTTTAGCAGTTGACGTAAGCGAGAGGGTCGAAGCGAAGTTCTTCGCATTGTTTCGGACAGTATCGAGGAATCTACCCTCGTCGGATCCATTAATGACATAATAGTCAACTCCCAATTCTAAGCATAGTGCTTTTGCAATAGTAGTTTTACCAATTCCAGGGGGACCAGAAAGAAGTAGATTAGGAACTTCCCCCTTTTCTAAGAAATCTTGAAACGTCGTTTTGATTGATTCTGGGAGAATACAATCTTCAATAGTTTTGGGTCGATACTTTTCAACCCAAAGAAATTCATCACGCATGTTAATCATACCAAAGGTCTTTCAAATTGATTGCTGACAATATCAGTAGCACACATCATATCATACATATACGTTACTGCTGCACGAGGGACTGTATGATCCCCACAAGTAAATACATCACATACTGCCATTCCGTTCTCAGGCCAAGTGTGAATACTGATATGACTTTCTGCAAGGAGAGCGATAGCAGTCACACCCTGAGGATTAAACTTATGAGAAGACACATCAAGTAAAGTGCTTTTACAAACATGTGCCGCGTGGACTAGCATGTTTCGGATGTGACCTTCATCATCGAGAAGAGATTCGGAACAACCTTTTAAAGTAAAAAGAATATGTTTCATTCATTATATCCAATCTGGTTTACGGGATTCGTCACGAAGATAATTAGATGCAACCCAAGGTTTGGATGCGATATACATCTTGTAAGCAGTAAAAGTGTCAATGCTTGTGTCAAGTTTGTACTCATCAGGCATTGCCCTCGCAAATGGTGTGGTTTCTTTTCCAGATCTCCCTTGAGGATCTGCATATGGAAAAAGTTCATTAGCATACTTGAGAGTATGATGACAAGAATGAACTTTATCATATCTATGGGTGTATTCATCACACAGTGCTAGTCCATGTGTGATCAACCACCTCCAATTCATTACAAATTCAGATGCCCATTTAGTGCATGGGTGATTGCGAAAGGCACCCTTCTCTGTAGCATAGGGAGTACCATCTGCTTTAGGAAGAGTGCCGAATCCATGACCCCATTTGTCTGACGCTACGATAGAAAGCATTTGACAGCATTCTAAAGGCATCTTGACAATGTGCTTATCAGGAAGAACCTTAGCACAAACAATGGGGTCTGGATCAGTCACAAAGATGTTCATTAGTCTTCTTCAAATGTAGAATCTGGTTCTAGGGCAATGAAGTAAACGATGTTGAGATCGGTGTTGGTAAACTTGGAGATGCCCTTCTTACAGATAATAACATCATACTTACCAGGAATGATCTTGATGTTAACAACCTTATAATTCATTGAAAAAACTTTATCTGTTTTTCCAACGGTAATAGCATACTCGTTTGAAGTGCTGTTCTCCTTGTCTCGAACAACCAAGCGAATCTCTTGACCGTCACCAACTGCACAAAGGTCAGGAACCTGATAAACAGAGGATGCCTTCAGCAACTGATTCAACTTAGAAGAATCCAACTGGAAACAAATGTCCTGACTGGGAAGTTCCATGTTTTTGTCAGGAGGACTCACAATCACACTAGGATTGGAATAGTAATATTTGGTTTTGTTATTGTGACTATCTTTAATGACCACATAGGAATCATTCGAGAAGTCAAGTTCTGCAGGTTGATGCAGAGAGAGACCATTCAAAAATTGGTTGAGTTCGTAAATACCAAATTCTTTTGGAAGTTCTTCATCAATTACTGCCTCTGCCAAAATGTTCTTCATCACAGACATTGTACGAATCACATTTCCCTCTCGAAACAGGAGTGATTGGTTAATGGAAGAAAAGTTCTTCAGAATAGCAATAGTATTGTCAGACAGTTTCATAGTTTTAGGTCTCAGTTTCATCGGTTAGGGTAATCTTCACGAACTGCATTCTTATCATTATAGTTCATAAGAAGAACAGCGTAGTGAAGGATCTTCATAATGTCACGACGAGCAGTGCCTTTCTTGTCGTAACGAGAAGCGTATTTAAGAATATTACTGCGACAGAATGCCTCACCATCGCCACACGCTTCAATCAAGTCAAGCGTTTGAATCTTTTGATCACCAGCAGAATAATGCTGGGTATAAGTACCACGGATGTATTCAAGAAGTTCTTTTACAATTGCTTCTTCGTTGTACTTCCAAGGAGTAGCAGGTGAACTCGGAATTACGTCAGTCATGTTAAAAATAAAATTGTTTTCACTCATAAAAATGGGGAAGGCATAGTAACCTTCCCCAATTATATCAGGAGAAGTTGTGTGAGTCAAGACACTCCTTCTGCTGATCTTCAGTAGGCATTTGGAAATCAGCATCAACCTTGTCGTACAGTTCCAGGAAGGACTGCTTAGTTTCATCATCAAAGCGGTTAACGCAAACTTGAATCGCTTTTGCCTTGTCACCGAAAATGCCATAGGCACGGATGATGTGGACCAGACGACGGGTGCTGATGATTTCCTCAATACC